CGCCGGCCGCGCGAGCTTTCCATCCTGGTGCCGAATGTTGATGAGGTTTTTAGCTTCAGTCCGCCCGGCGACCCCGTCAACGACGACGAGGCGCTGCAGGAGCGGATGGCGATCATGGTGGAGGCGAACGGCTGGGACCACGCTAGGGCGCTCCAAGAGGCGCGCCGGGAGGCGGATCGGGAAAGATGCTGGCGAGCCTTCCTGCGCAACGCTGCGCGCATCCTGGCGGCGCCGGCGCAGGAGCGCGAGGGAATGCTCGGGCGATACCAAGCCGAGGCCGCGCGGCGATATGGCGAACGGACGGGAACGGACATGGCGAAGTCTCTTGAGTCCTGGGTGCGGGCGCGGGGAGTCCACTGATGGAGGCGAAAATAAATGATCGAGATAAGAAAAGGTCGGGCGCCCGGACCGCAGGTGGGATTACGCAGCGGCAGGAGGCGTTCTGCCTGGCGTTCATTGAAACCGGCAACGCCAGCGAGGCGTACCGGCGTGCCTACAAGCCCAAGCGAATGAGCGCCAAGTCGGTCCACGAGAAGGCATCGCACATCCTGGCCGAGGGCAAGGTTCAGGCAAGGGTGGTAACGCTGCGCAAAGAGGCGACGAGAGCCTTGGGGTACAAGGTCGAGGACGCCATGCGCGAGACTCACGAGGCCCTTGTAATCGCCAAAACAAAGCAGAACAGCCAAGGGATGGTTGCCGCCATCCAGCTAAAGTCCAAACTCAAGGGTCTGATCGTCGAGAAGCAGGAACGTGGTGGTCCGGGCGATTTCGCCGATACGACAGATGAGGAGTTGATCGATGCAGCCAGGGAAGCAGATGCAGTTATCGCCGCAGCACAGGGACGCGCTGATTCAGAAAGTACGCGTAGCCAGGGAACTAAAACGCAGGGCAGTAAACCGCAAGCTCTGGACGTACTACCCGGACGAAGGGCCGCTTCGGCGTGAGTTGTATCCCAAGCAGATGGCTTTCTTCAGGTTCGGTGACACGCACCAGATTCGCGGATTCATGTCGGCCAATCGGGTGGGGAAAACCGAAGGCGGCGGCGGGTACGAGTTGACCTGTCACTTGACGGGCCGCTATCCGCACTGGTGGGAGGGCGCCAGGTTCACCGAATACGTGAGGGCGTGGGTGGCGGGCGACACGCGGCAGACTACGCGCGACATCATCCAGCAAAAGCTTCTCGGAAACTGGGCGCACTTCGGAACCGGCCTGATTCCTGGTGAGGACATCCTGAAATGGACGCCGAATCCCGGTGTACCGGAAGCCGTCGGCACACTGCACGTTCAGCACTACGACGATAAAGGGAAGAAAGACGGCGTTTCCAGGTTGGTATTCAAGTCCTACGACCAAGGACGCGAGGCATTCCAGGGGACCGAGCAAGAAGTTATCTGGCTGGATGAAGAGGCCGACGAAGGGGTGCGCGGCGAGTGCATCCTGCGTTTGATGACGACGGACGGTGTCTTGATGGAGACGTTCACGCCGCTGAAGGGGCTGACCCCGGTGGTGATGACTTACCTCCCCAATGGCTACGAGGACGGGATGACCGAAGCGGTAACAGACAATCGCGCGTTGGTGATGGCCGGATGGGACGACGTGCCGCACTTGAGCGACGAGCAGAAGCGCAAGATGCTGGCCGAGACGCCGCCGCACCTGATCGACGCGCGCTCGAAAGGCATTCCGAGCATCGGGTCGGGCGCGGTGTATCCGTTGGCTGAGTCAGAGTTTCTGGTCAACGATATGCCAATACCGGCGCACTGGCCGCGTGCTTACGCGATGGACGTGGGCTGGAATAGAACAGCGGCATTGTGGGGCGCGCAGGATCCAGAGAGCCAAGTCGTGTACCTGTACGCCGAGTACTACCGCGGGCAGGCCGAGCCGCCGATCCATGCAACAGCAATCAAGGCCAAGGGCGAGTGGATACCGGGCGTGATTGATCCGGCGTCGTCAGGCTCCGGACAGCGCGATGGCAAGAAGCTGGCCGAGATGTACGGGAAGGGCTCTCACGGCCTGGGGCTCGAGCTTTCCTTCGCCAACAACGATGTCGACGCCGGCATTCAGGCGGTGTGGACCGGGCTTTCTACGGGAAGTCTCAAGGTCTTCAAGTCGCTGCAGCACTGGCGCACGGAGTATCGGATGTACCACCGCAACGAAAAGGGCGCCATCGTGAAAGAGAACGATCACCTGATGGACTGCACGCGCTACCTTATGCTGACCGGGATGAAGCGCGCGATCGTGAGGCCGACAGGCCAGCAGGACACGATTGCAGGCTATGGCGTGTTGGATGAGGTCTGCGGCCTGTGACCGGGATGCAGATGGAAAAAATGTCAGTCGATGATCTGCTCTTCCTGGTTGGCCACCGAGGAGCCGTTTCGCACAAACTTAACTGCGTCCTGCTGGAGCTATCGGTTTCTCCAACGCCAGAAGACGCGGCAGCAGGGAAGGCGCAGCCCATCATGGTCTTAATTCCGGCTGACCACGCCGAGAAGGTAATCGCCAGTATCCAGCAGTCGCTCGCCATTCTAAGTCGGTCCAATTGAAGGCGCGGGCGCAAAGCATCCCCAAGATGGGGGTGTCACTTCAGGAGGTCAGAAAATGAGCGCGAGTATTTGGTCTTTCGTGGCGATTGCGATGGCAATTGCGGCGATGATTGCCGCCCACCGCGCCCAACGGCTTGCCTCAGAAGCGATGCGATTGGAATCGGAAGCAACACGGTTAGCTGACTCGGCTATTTTGTTGGCAGCGGCAGCTTCAAGGGCGACGGCCTTGGCGGTCGAAAGGGCATCTTTAGCGATAGCCAGGGTTTCTTCTTCTCGCGCATCGCGCTTGGCTGCCGCAGCGTCAGCGCGCGCCTTGTCTTTGGACGCGAGCCAACCGTTGATCAGCGCGACGGTGCGCGGCTCTGACCAGATGTGTTGCATCAGCTTGATGCGCACATCTTCCTCGCCGGAGGCTTCGAGCTTGGCAAATAATACTGATGGTTCTTCCATAGGGCCTAACCAGATTTAGAGCGTTTGCGCGTCGGTCAGTCGAGCACTCGCCGAATGTGCGGGACCAGTAGGAAGCGCCGCACAATTCCATTACGGCATGCTGGTCACGTTCACATCAACGGTGGGCGACATGCTGGTGACATCCACATCGACAGTCCCGCCCTGAATACGAACCATCGGCAATCTTGCTCTCCAGGATGCTAAGGCTTTTTGTTTCTCGTCGTTGTCGCCGATCTTCACAATGGTTTGAAGCTCACCCATCGTCGCATAGCCAGGCATCCACAATCGAACAGCAATTGCAAAAAGCGAAACGGCGATCACAGCCATGACCGATCTCGTGAATGTGTCCATCGACCCTCCTTGTGTGCTTATAGTGGCGGCTTCTTGCCGAAGACCTTGTGAGCGAAGGGGACTGCGTCCTGGCGTCGGGCTGTACCAAGTGTGCCGCGCACCTACAGCACGAGGGCAAGCACGACCAGCACCACGACGACAATCACGACCCAGCCGGTGTCGTCAATATTCGAGAGCCTCGTAGGTCTACGCTTGGTGCGGCGGCTTGGTGGGGGTTGGGGACGAGTCTCCGTTCGCCACGACCGCGCGCGAAGGTTCTGATTTCTGAGCACCGCCCTTGATCAACCGGAAAACACGATAGGGCGCTGGTGGCGTGTACGTCCCGACGAATAACCGATCGCCTCGCGGATACAGGCGCAAGAGCGCCGCATGCCCCTCCGGCAGATTGTCGTCATCACGGGCCATGGGTCGCTCTCCTTCGCGTTCGTTGCGAATCCGGATACGCAGCTCAACCATCTCTCAGAGTTCGCCGTCGTTGATGCCGACTACTTCTGCGGGACCGGCTTCGCCTTGCTGGTCTTGACGAGCGCCCTCACCACGGCCTCGTCCTGCTTGTTCATCGGCTTTTCGCCCAGCATCGCCTTCATCAGGCTCGCGCCCGCCGGGCTGTTCCAGATTTTCTTTCCTTGTGGCGTCATCGAATTCTCCTTGGCGGATGCTAGTGCTTGGTTTTCCCGACGGAATCCAATATCGCCAGATCCTGCTTCGCCTTCTCCGACAGTGGCTGGTTCGCCGCGCGCTCTAGGTCCGCGCTCGCCTTCCTACGCAAATCCTCGAGCCACCGTCGCATCGGCGTAACTTTCTTGGGTAATGAACGCATCTTCACCATCCTCTGTATTGACGAATCAGGGTTTGCGAAACTTTGAGAAATGGCGCCGCTTCTGCGAAAGCTCGTCCTGTAGCTTTCTACGAAGCGCTGCCACCCCGCCGTCCTCAGCCATTTCTTCATCAGTTATGTAGCCGTGCTCATGTAGCTTCGCGGCCATATCCTTGATGCTCAGTCCATTTGGCGTAAACAGGCCTTCGGTGTTCGGGCCAGGCACATTCTTCTCGCCATCACTCACAAGGATTCTCCTACAAATCGCATCGCAGGCGGAAGGGCCCAGATGGGGCTCGGCAGGTGACTGCTGATCCGCTGCTTCAAAACATACGCTCTTACAGGCTCACTAGGTGAGCTTCCAGCGCAGGTATGTTGGCCAACTACCCACAACGACCGTGGACGGGGATACTTCGCCATGAGCAAAGCATCGACGCTGAGGAAGATTGTTTCAGGAGGCCAAACCGGCGTGGACCGAGGCGCGCTTGACGCGGCACTCGCTGCGTCTTTCCCTTGCGGAGGGTGGTGCCCAGCCGGTCGGAAGGCAGAGGACGGCCGCATCCCCGGCCGCTATCCGCTGTCCGAGTTGCCCGACGCTGGGTACCCGGAGCGCACTCGCCGGAACGTACTCGACTCAGACGGAACGCTGATTGTCTACTTCGGCGAGCTCGCTGGCGGGACCGCGAAGACCGCGCACCTCTGCGAACAGCACCACAAGCCTGCCCTCGTCGTCGACGGACTCGAATCGGATGTCGGGAATTTAGCGACTGCCGCGGCGGAATTCGTGAAAGCGCACGGCATTCGAGTGCTCAATGTTGCCGGGCCTCGCGAAAGTGGTCATGCCGGCGGACGAGACTTTGCCGAGCGGGTTGTGCGGGAGGTGATCAAGCTGGCGTCGAGACATGCAGAGTAAGCCTGGCAATCGGCGCCGACAGGTTCATCGCGCCGCAGACTAAAGGGTGGGCGCCAGAATACGTTGAACCGTACCCACGCCTATTCCTGCCTCCCGGGCGATCCTGATGATTCCCTTGTCCTGCCGGCGAAGCGCGCGAACCTTCCGCTCGATCGCAACGGAGACCCGTGGTCGCCCCCATTTCTTTCCTGTCGCACGCACGCGCGCGATTCCTGATTTCACGCGCTCCCGAATGATGGCGCGCTCGAACTCGGCGAACACCCCACACAGCTGAAACATCGCCTTGCCGGTTGGGGTCGTGGTGTCGAGCCGTTGCTGGTGCAGGTACAGGTCAATCCCTTTGCTGTGCAATTCGCCGAGGAACCCGATGAGGTCCTGAAGCGAGCGCCCCAGCCGATCGACAGACCATGCGGCGATGAGGTCGAACTCCTTGGAAACGGCGCCGCGCAGCAGTTGCATAAATGCGGGGCGCTTTTCCTTGGCGGCGGCGCCACTTATGCCGTCGTCCTTGTACACCTGGACAACGGTCCAATCATTGCGGCGCGCGACCTCCTTCAATTCCCTGATCTGGTTCGCCGTGGTCTGGGTGTCGGTAGAGACTCGCGCATAGATCGCAATCCGCTTCGATTTCATACGATCCCCTCATGGCTGCTGATGGAGGGAACAGTATACAGAAAACAGTTGTTTATTGTATATCTCTTGGGGTG